GATCACTCGGATTTATGAATTAACCATACAGGGGATTCGCACACACCCCATTTTCACTGCTCAGCTTAAGGATGAGATGATTTCCTTGGCTAAGAGAGCTATGAAGAAGACACGTGGTTTTTACATGTGTCCAGTTGCGTTTCTCACAGTTATGAGAATGTTCACCACTGGCCTTACGCGTGTGATGGTCCGTAGACGAGACTTGTTTCGTCATGCAGTCGGTCTTAACACACATTCGGAGCAGTGGGATGATTTGTACAAGGAATCCGAAAAGATTCCAGGTGACAACTGGATGGCTGGAGATTTCAGAGGTTTCGATAAGATCCTCTCTATCCTTATCCAGAATGGCGGCAAAAAGGTGTTCCTAGATGTGGCAAAGCACTGTGGGTTTACCCAGCAGGAACTGTTGGCACTGGATACACTTCTTTCTGACAACATTACAGCTGTCGTTGATTTCTTCGGTACTCTCATCATGCTATTGGGTGGTGAAGTGTCAGGACATCAGATCACAACTTTTTTCAACAGCATTTGTAACATCCTTTTGCACTTGTATGCGTGGGTTGTTCTTGCCGTTGAGCAGAAGATGGATCCTACTGAAGCGGCTCGCCAATTCTGGGTTCTAGTTTTCATTCGTGTTCTGGGCGATGATATCATGGCAAAGGTTCATCCTGATGCTCCCTGGTATAATCACACTTCCGTTCAGCGCGTCTTTGAGTCCATTGGGATTGTGTACACAATGGCTGATAAGTTATCCGAAAGTGTACCTTACATCTCGTATGAGGAAGTCGGATTCCTTAAACGTCGTTTCGCCACCCACGAGTTGTTCCCAGGAATGAAGGTGGCTCCCTTGGATAAGGAGTCCATCTATAAGATGTTGATCTACACAAACCCATCCAAGGCTGTTTCTGAAGAGGAGCAGTTGGCGATGGCGATTTGTTCTGCGATGTCGGAGGCGTTCTTCCACGGTCATGAGTTTTACCATCAGTTGGCGACTCTGATCGAAGATACTCCCAAGACACCAGAACTTGAAGCCCGTATGGAGCAATTTCCAGCTCCGACGTGGAATCAAATGTACGAGAGGTTTCTTTTTGCTTCTCCAAAACACAGGGTTTTGTTGGTGAAACCCGAGCTTTCGGCTGAAGCCACACCAACCCTCAGTAGTAGTTACTGCCACTCGTCTGCACCGCACGCACAGACATCGTGGAGAATGGACTGCTGGGGATCGACCACCATGGAGCGTTCCTCCGAAGAGTCCGAGTGGACAGGGATCCGGTTGTCTCCCAAAAAGCCTGCTAGGCGTCGCCGTGTTGAGAAGAACCGCGACGTTGAAGATTCACATCTCAGCAAACAAGTTAACACTAACCCACACCATATCGAAGTAGCTGTTAGGCAAATGGCGCCTGCTGCTATCGAGTCAGCCATCAACAAAATCTACACTAAGCAACTACGCTCGCAAAAGCGGAAAGCTTGGAAGAATCGCATCGTAGCACAAGCCGATGTCCGTCCCGATACGGAAGGAAGCGTCACTACCATGCAACAAACATATGCGTTTAAGGATGAGCCAGTCTCCGTTCACGTCGATTTAGGCTCTAATTCTAGTAGAGCAGCATCTACGATGTCCATGCCACAGAGCCTGGGTGAGTATTTTTCTCGCCCTCGTCTTATTGACTCGTTCACATGGACCGAGGCGATGGGAACAGGCATCCAACGCACCATCCAGC